GACACGATGGAGAAGATCAAAGCGTTTGAAGACTCCATCAAGACCATCTGGCTTACAGAGCAGTGGGAAGAACTCACCGGACAAAAGGCGGCTGCATGATTCACAACCTATTCCCCACGGCAGTCGGCATTTACAAGCTGGATCGTGACCTCACGGACAAAGAGATTGACTTCATCAAGGGCCAAGACACTCGCCCAAACATGGGGAACACAACCTCGACTGACAACACGATCTTGCGTAATAAGCCACTGATCAAGATTCGGGACTTCATCGAGACTTCGATTGCGGACTACTTCAAGACGATCCACAACCCTAAGCACGAAGTCTCCCTGAAGATTACGCAGTCATGGGTGAACTACACCGAGCCGGGGCAGTGGCATCACAAACACGCTCATCCAAACTCCTACATCTCCGGTGTTTTTTATCCACAAGCCAACCGGGAAACCGATAAGATTTATTTCTACCGTGACGGCTTTCAGATGATTAAGCTGCCGCCCCAAGAGTGGAACCTTTGGAACTCTGAGTCTTGGTGGTTTCAAATTGGCACTGGGGACTTAGTTCTTTTCCCATCTAATCTTCAACACATGGTAGAAACAGTAAAAGGTGAACAAACCCGCATTAGTTTGTCTTTCAATACTTTCCCAGTTGGCAACATTGGCGAAGAAGTAAATCTAACTGGATTGCAGATAGGAGATTTAGATGGCGCATTTCGCTGAAATTGACGACAACGGAGTAGTTCTCCGAGTGATCGTGATAGGAAACAAAGACACTGCCGATGCCTTTGGCGTAGAGAAGGAGCATATTGGCGCTGCCTTCTGTGAGCGTCTTTTTGGTGGCACTTGGAAGCAGACCTCGTACAACGGCAACATGCGTAAGAACTACGCAGGAATCGGCTACACCTATGACGCACAACGGGATGCTTTTATCCCTCCGCAGCCTAGCCCTGAGTGGACGCTGGATGAGGATACCTGCCAATGGATTAACCCTAACCCGCCTGAGATTGAAATTGGCGGTGCATCGGCAATGCCTGTCTAGGAGCAATCATGGGACTTAATGCTTTTAACGTACAAGGTAAGACTGTCAAGCTGGTAGCGGCTAGTTCGCCTCCTACGCCTGTTCAGGTGCCTTCTCTTACCCTCGGTGCTAACCAGTACCGCATCATCAATCTATCGACTACGGTAACGGCATTTCTGTCTTTTGCTCAATCGGCAGCAGATGCAACATCTAATTGCGTCATACCTACTGGTGATGGCGCAAGCAGTCAAAAGTGTCTGCCAATCCTACCGAATACAGATGAGATTCTGTCCTTTACGCCCAATGCTTACTTTACGGCTAGGACAGTTTCAGGTACGGCAGACATTTACATTACCCCAGGCGACGGTCTATAGGAGTCAATCATGCTTAAGGTAGCGGGTGGTGGTGGTGGCGGAGTTGCAGGTGCAGTAGCCTATCAGGGTACTTGGAACGCAAGTACAAACACGCCTACGCTCGCTTCAGGCACGGGTACGCAGGGTCACTACTATGTGGTCTCTGTCGCAGGCACAACAACCCTAGACGGTATCTCTAGTTGGGCAATAGGCGACTGGGCAATCTTTAATGGTTCTTACTGGGAAAAGGTTGACAATACGGATGCAGTCTCATCTGTCAATGGACAAGTGGGCACCGTTGTCCTCACCGCAGCAAGCGTAAGTGCAATCCCTGATGTAGCCATCATTACGGCTGGCACAGCACTGTCTGGTGGTGGCACACTGATCTCAAATGTAACCATCTCTTTAGCAGACACTACAGTAGTTGCAGGCACCTATGGCAATGCGTCTGGTGTTGCTGTAGTGGTAGTAGACGCACAAGGCAGGCTGACTTCTGCTAGCACGGTAGCGATAGACATTGATTACACAGCAGTATCGGGTCTTGGAACGATTGCAATACAAGATGCAAGTGCAGTCTCAATTCTTGGTGGTTCGATTGCTGCAAGTGCGATTGATTTTCTTGGGATCACTTCTGTAAGTGCTACTTTTGCCTCACCTGCTCTACCTTTGGTGCCAGAGGGATACATCCAGGTATCTATAGGTGGTGCATCCAAGAAAATCCCATACTACGGAGTGTAAGCATGGACTTTCAATATGTGATCAATCTTGCTGCTGGCCTGATGTTTGGTGTTGTGGGCTGGTTCGGAAGGGAGATGTGGGGTGCCGTGAAAGAACTGAAGAATGACCTAGCCAAACTCAGAGAAGAGTTGCCTAAGACCTATCTGCCTAAGGATGATTTCAAAGACAGCATCAAAGAGATCAAAGAGATGCTGCAAGACATCCAGAAGGAGTTAAGGCAAAAGGCTGACAAGTGAACTTTGACTCGCTGGCTAGTCCGATTTTTGGGCAAGCTGAGTCGCTCAGAGAGTTTTTCTTTGAAAACGCTGTCCAGCATCAAGTCTTTGGGGACAGGCTAGCAACACAGGGTGATCGGGTGCAGCGTTATCCGTTAACGGACGCTGACCCAGAGCAGTTGGATGACTGGTTGCAGGTGCATCAGATTGAGCATCAACAGATAGCAACTTTTTTGAACTTAGACAATCCGTTCAACCTTTTGGATACTGACTGGAACCAAGAGGATGACTTCTATGACTGGATTCAGCAACACCTGCTGATCCATGAAACTATTGCAAGAGTGTTGGGAGTGAACTGATGGCACGAAATGTAACGGCTATGCTGCCAAGAAACTGGGATACGTTTAATCCCAGTCAAAAAATCCAATGGTTCAACGATAACCAAGTCACAATTGATGAGTTGGTAGACGGTGGGGTGCCTCAAGGCGACATCGACTACATGCTACGCAGTGGCTATAGACCGCCTGCGGCAGAAGTAACGCAAGCAGAACGTGATTTGATCAATCTTTATCGCACGGTGCTTGGTCGAGAGCCTGATGCAGAAGGTCTTGCTTACTGGAAAAGCATTGTTGGCCCTACGCTTGAAGAGAACGAGCGTGGCTGGTGGATGGGCGGGGCAGAAGAAGAACTTGCTAAAAGACCTGCTACGCCAGAAGATCAGATTCTGAGCCAGATAAAAGAAGAACAAGCGCCTGCTGCTACTCCTGAGCCAGAACCTGCACCTGCCGCACCTACAAATGTAGATAGCAAGGGTAGGCCATACAATCCTGCTGACTATGAGAATTTAAAGAAACAGTTAACAGAGCAGGCTTCTGCTGGTGTCAACCACAAGGCTTCTTTCTCTTCTAATCAGGCTGAAATTATTGATGACATGGCAAAGCAGTTGGCTAGCTATGGTGTCAAAAGCATCTATGACCTAAAGCAAGAGATATACACAGACTTAGAGTACCCAACGATTTCGACTGATGAGGCGGTTGAGCCTATTGAGGTTCAGAAGCAACGTGTAATCAATAGCGCTACAGGTCAAGAGATACCGCTAAACGAACTGAATAACTCGCGTGGTAGTGGCTTTACTTACTACAAAATTGAGTTTGCCAATGGCATACCAGTGCCGTATGGCTACAAAGAAAACACGGGATTCTCTGCATTTGTAGATCAAGTTTCCGAAGTAGCCAAGCCTTTAACGCCTGCTCTGATTGCCATTGCTGCGCCTTATCTTGCAGGCACTGGTGCTGCGTTAGGCGCTGGTGCAACGGCTGCTCCAATTATTGATGCAGCACTTACGGGTGCAGTGGTTGGTGGGATCACTGGGCAAGACCCACTAAAAGCTGCTGCTCTTGCTTCCTTAGGCCCAATTACCTCAGCTTATGGCGCTCAACTAGGTCAAGCATTGATTGGGCAGACTGCTGGCGCTGCAACAGTGGGTTCTGCCATTCTTGGTGCCGCTGGCGGTGGCTTATTGGCTGCCATAGAAAAAAGAGATATTGGCAAAGCCATGCTTGCAAGTGCTTTTGCAAGTGGGGTTGAAGTAAATGCAGAAAATATTGCAAATGCCGTGCTATCTAAAGATCAGTTGAACGCAATAGCTAATTCAACTGGCTTAAAAATACCTGAAGTGCAAGCGGTTATTGGCAAATCTTTTGCAGATGCAGTTGCAGCAGGTATCCGGTCAGGCAGTGGCGAGCAATTCCTTCAAAGTCTTGGCAATGCAGTGCTTGCAAACGGACTATCTGCGGCTGTAAGACAGCAAATTGTTGACAATATCAAGGGTTCTGTAACCCCAGATCAGCTTGATTTTTTCGCAAAAAGCGCTGCAAATATTACTGGCCTTGTGGTACGTACTGCCGCAGAAGGAGGAGATGTAGATGCTGCATTACAACAACAGGGGCCAGGGATAATATTAACAAATGTAATCGAGGCAAGTGGCGCTGCATCAGAGCGTGAGAGAAAAGCTGCTGATGATCTAAAGGCGGTTGCCCAAAAGTTTCCTGACATTGCTCAAGAGTTGGCTGCATTGGAAAGTGTGTCTAGACAGCCATTGACAGATGAACAGAGATTAGATTTTTATGCAGAAAACATTGTTTCTCGTCTGCAACAAGACACGCTTGGTGTAGATGTTGCCTTTGTAGGCGCATTGCCTGCTTTGGGTGCTGCATTTGCGCGTGGTGCTGCTGCTTTGGTTCAAGCAGTTAAAGGGTTTGTGCAGGCTAATCCTGCGCTAACAGATCGTGTGCTTGCACTTACAGGTTCTGTGCTTACAAACCTTGGCTTTGGTTATCTGCTTGACCAGGGCGGTAATTTAGCTAAAGGTGAAGTAAAAATGGAGATGGGGCCAGATGGCGTAATGACTATTACGCTTACTCAACCTCGTTCTAGCACTCCTTTACCAACAGACAATATTTCACCTGAAGAGTGGCAGCGTCAAGAGGCGGAATGGCTACGCCAAATGTTTGGTATTAAAGATGTTAAGGTGGTTGAGCAGCGTCCACCAGAGGTTAAACCACCAGAAACTCCACCCCCACCATCCCCACCTCCACCCGAAACAAAACCGGAGGACTTAACAAAGCCATCTGAGACCGAAGCTGGGGGCGGAGGAGGCGGAGGAGGCGGAGGAGGGGGCGGTGGGTCAACCGCTGCTGGTGGGGCCGCAGTTGGTGCTACGACAACAAGTCCAGGCTTGTCTGCTGCACTTGCTGCTGGTATGACGCAAGCAGAGTACTACCAAAACATTGTTAACTTTTTGAACAATCCTAGTCTTACCAGAGAGCAAGCAGTTACACGCATGCTACAAGACGGGATTAGTGAACAAGATGTCTCAAACGCAACTGGAAAACCATTTGAAACTGTAATCTCTGCAATCAATCCTGCTGCTGGCGCAAGCAATCTAGTCGTTTCTGGTGGTGGCACACCCGCTGGTGGAGCGCAAACATCTGGAGCAGCAGTTGGCGATTTTACCACGACAGTTGCCACACCTGGAGGCGGAGCGTCCACAGGCACGGCTGGATTGGGCGGCACTGGAACGTCTGTCACTGACGGGGAAGTGCTGAGTCTCATAGGCGGTGGAGGGGCGGGTGGCGCTGGAGGGATGGGCGCAGGAACGGGCACAGACACTGGGGCGGGAGCAGGTACGGCTGGTGATAGCACGGGCACAGGCGCAGGCACCGGAGAAGGGGCAGGCGCAGGCGCTGGAACGGGCGAGGGCGATGGCACTGGAGGAGGGGAGGGAGCAGGAACGGGCACCGGAGCTGGAATTGGCACTGGGGGTGGAACAGACAGTGGGACAGGGACGGGCGCTGGGACTGGCACTGGGGAGGGTGAGGGTGAGGGCGTTGGCCCAGGCGAGGGTGGCGGAACCGGAGGCGGAGAGGGTGGTGGAGAGGGCGAAGGGATGGGCACTGGCGAAGGGCCAGGGATTGGTGGCGATACAGAAACGCTCGACGAGGCTGTAATTCGATTGATTACAATTGGTGAGGAGCCTCCTCCAAGACCAACGCCACCACCCCCTTCAAGGGTGACACCACGGGCATTAAGAGATATCCTAAGGGAGCCAGAACCGCTATTTGGCGGGGATGAAGGCCCACAGATCGAAGATTGGAACCGTAGGTCATTGCGCCTAAGGCGCTTGTTAGGACTATAGCATGAGAACTTTGAACATGATGACAGGCGGTGGCATGAATACTGCCCAAGAACTTGCAGAGATGCTGCGTCAAATGGGGCGTGGCAAGGATTCGATCCTAGCTCATATTACGCCTGAAGAGGCGCAGATGCTGCTAGAGATGGGCGGTTCTGGCACGATCAATCCAAAAACTGGACTGCCTGAGTTCCAACAAGATGAAATCTATGACATGGACATCCCAGGTGCGGGTGGCACACTAGCAGAGCAACAGGCAGACATTAGCGCTGGATTCTATGATCCAAGCGTTTACTCTGGTTATGGTGAAGATGGTCGAGGTAAGTTGCGTAGTTATTATGCACCTGATGTTGCTTATGAAACTGCTCTTGCACAAGCTCAAGCGGCACAAAGACCAGATATAAGCAGGGCCCCTGGTGGACAACTATTCCCACGCGAAGCACCTGCTGGCCTTGGGTTAGTTGGTCAAGCAGAGCAAAAACTAGGTGAGGCAGAGAGTTTCTTGCAGCGCAATAAAAGATTGGCTAGTCTTGGCGCTACGCTGGCACAAGCATTGCTAGCACGTCAGGCTGGTAAGAAGTTGGAAGGTCAAGCAGAGCAATTCCGTCAACAGGCGACACCCTTCCGTAGCGCACAAGAGCAGGCTATGGCACGTGTTACAGGTGGTGGTCTAACGCCACAACAGGCACGTGCTTTGGAACGCGCTCAGGCTAGGGCTAGAGAGGGTCTTGCTGGACGTGGTGCAACATCAGGCAGTGCTGCTGCTGGAATCTTGGCGCAACAAGAACAACGTATTCGTAGCACTGCACGCCAACAGAGCCTGCAAGAAGCGCTTGAGTACGCTGGCATTGCAGACCAATACGATCAAGCAGCAATCCAAGCTGAGTTGAATAAAGATCGGATGATGGGCCAGTTGCTGGCTAGCATCCTCGGTGGAACGGTTAATCAACAACAGCGCACTCCTGGCAGGGGTTAATAATGGCACTTAACGAAACTCTACGCACAACCCCTCCTATGCTGCTGCGGGACTACAGCACATTGACTCCAGCAGAGCAAAAGAAAGTTATGACGGAGACTCTGCCTGAGGCACGTAAACAGTCTCGTCAACTGCAAGAGCAGGAGGCTATGCAGACCATTGAGCAAACGAAGCAAATGGAAACTGCAGGTGCTAATGAGTTGCGTAGACAAGGTAGGGTGGGCCAACAACAGATTGAGAAAGCCTTTGGTGAGTTGAGAGAGCCAGAGCCATTTGTTGCGCCTAAACGTTCCCCTGAGGAACTTGCATCAACTGCCTTTGGTGATCTCATTGCTAGCCTGATGGTAGGCGGGATTGCCAAGGCTTCTGCTATCTCTCAGCTAGAGGCAATCAAGGGCATGCAAGAGGCGCGTGCCAAGAACGATCAACTTGCTGTAGATGCTGCTTACAAGAACTGGGAAATCGCTGAGAAGCAAAAAGAGACATTTAACAAGCGTGTGCTTGATAAACTCAACAGAATTCGTGAGTTGATGCCATACGAGAAAGAGGCTGCAATGAGAGAGATCAATCTGCTCAAGCCTGAACTTAGTGGCGGCATTGCTCAGACGAAGTTAGCACGTGGTGACATTGATGGCGCTATCAAGGCTGTAGAAAAGCAGAGAGATACGATTGAGAAAAATGCTCAGAAGATGCGAGAGTTGGAGTTCCAGCGCGGAACTCAAGAGAGAATTGCCAACATAAGAGCAGCAACATCAGCAGGCAAAGGCGGTAAAGCAGGTCAACATGCGCTTATTTTTGCTTCTCGCGTTTATGGAAACATTCTTGGCGCTGCACAAGACTTGGGTAATGTTGTTAATTTGCCAGCCACTGCTGAGTCTCCATTATTTGCTGGATTGATCAATCGTGATCCAGAAACTGCGTTTGGAAGTTTAAAAGCAGCAGCGGCAAGAAATCTTACTAGAGAAGAAGAACGTGCATTTGACCAAGTTGCAAATAGTTTAAGTGCAGCACTTGCTCGCCTTGAAGCGCAAGGTCTTGCTTCTGGCGGAACCAAGGCAAACATTGCCTCATTTGATGCTTTGAAACCACGGAAGGGAGACAATGCAGCCAACGTAGCATTGTGGATCGCTCGTGTTAAACAAGAAATTGAAACTGGTATCAATGTACATGACAAGATGCCTGGGGCAACGCCAGAACAAAAGGCTGAGGCACAAAGAGTAAGACAACAACTAAACCAGATTGTCCCCTATACCGTAGACAATGTTATGGCTGCAATTAGAGGCAAGGGCAAACCTCTTGATGAAAAAATGTCTCGTTTAGTGCAGCAAAAGCCAATCGTTGAACAAACTTTGCCATCTGAAATCACTAAGGATGGAAAGGTTTACGAATTGCAACCAAATGGTAAATATAAGTTGCGGGAGGAAGCAAGTGAGTAAACAAGAATTCAGTTTTGAAGAGTTGACTGGCTCTCCAAGTCAATCCTCTAATCAAAAAGAGTTTAGTTTTGAAGAATTGAGTGGGCAAGTTGCTCCTGCTAAACGAGAGCAAAAACAACCTCTTGTGGCTCCAAAAAATCAAGATTTCATTAGTGGAATGTTTTCAGCGTTAGCGCCAGAAACAACTGCTCGTTATGAAGCAGCAACTTCTCCTACTGCTCAAAGAGAGGTGTTAGAAGAAGGTGGCCCTGTTGGAAGATTTGTTCGTGGAGTTTCACTATCTCCAGAAAGAATGTTTGCTGCTGGCAGGCAATTTGTTCCTGGTCAAAGAGAGGCAGGAACAAGACAGGCACAAGAGATCGAAGCTGAACTAAGCGAGTCACCTACGAAAAGAATTGGGGCAACTGCTGCTGACATCCTTGGCATTGGCAAACTTACACCTTTAATTAAAGGTGCAACGGCTGGAGAACGTATCGCTAAAGCTGGTTTGTTGGGCGGTGGCATTACTGCTGCTACAACTCCTGTTGAAAAAGATGTTGAGTCCTTCCAACAATTTCTTGGGGAAAAACTAAAACAAGGTGCTATTGGCTTTGGATTTGGCACTGTGCCTCAAGCTGGCATTGAAGGTGCGCGTAAATTTTTGTTTCCAGGCTCAATGCTTACTGCTAACGCAGCTACACAAAAAACAATCTCTGAAGCAGTTCAAAGAGGCTATACAATTCCTATCTCTGAGATCACTAACAGCGCTGCATTACAGACGCTAGATCGTTTGTTTGATAGCCCATTAGTGCAACGTAATGCACCATTGTTTGCGGAGACAATTAACAAGTTAATGGGTCAAACTGGAAGAGAGATTAGCCCAGATTTGCTTAACAAAGCCTACAAAGACTTGTCTACTGAAATTGTTAACCTTACAAAAAACAAACAAATTGATCTTAGAAGTTTGCCACCTCAATTAAGCAATATTTATGCTCAAACTTTTCAAGCAATTCCAGACATTGACCCTAAAAAATTGCAAAAGATTTTAGTTTCTTTGCAAAATGTTGGAACGACCAGAGCGCAGATAGATGGCACTACTTGGCATGAGACTCGTCAGTTATTGCAAAGAAATGCTAGAGGGTTAATTGGTCAGCCTGGGTATCAACAAGCAAATGATCTTGTAAAGGCTTGGGATGACGTTGCTTTTAATTCTATTAAAGACCCCAACTGGAAGGGTGCTTTTACGAACTGGAAGACGAAGTACACAGTCTTTAGTGATGTAGATGAGGCGGTCAATGCAAACCCAACGGCTAGGTCTAACTTTGTTAAGGGCATACTTGATCCAGAAGATTTGCGTAATGTGATTGCACAAAAAAGACCCACGGAGTTTACTCGTCGTACTTTTGTCCCTCAAACAGGCGCTCCAACTGGACAGGCTCCTGGGAGAGCGCAAACGACAGAATCTGCTGTTGCTGGCGGTTTGAATTTGTTTGGTAGGCAGCCAGAATCTGTTGCTCCTTACTATCGTGCGGCTCCTGCGCTCAAAGTGCTTGGCACAATGGTTGGAGCAAAAAATTTGCAAAACTTTTTGTATAGCCCAGAAGGTCAACAGGCTTTAATGTATGGATTGCAACCAAGTCAGCTACGTACGTTGACTAGAGCAACATCACCATTTGCTACAGACCTTGCTCGATTTATTGCTAGAGAATCTTCAGGAGAGTGATATGCCATTGAAAATGGGGTACAGTCGCAAGACGGTAAGTGAGAACATCAAAAAAGAGATGAAGCGTGGCAAGCCACAGAAGCAGGCTATCGCCATTGCACTCTCTACTGCGCGTAAGGCGCGGAAAGGTAAGAGATGAAATACGATGAGATGAATGACAAGGATCGTGTAGTCATGGAAGAGAAGGACAATACCCGTGCTGGCATGGCCTCTGCTGACCTGCCTCGCATGTTTCGCAAGGAAACGCCTAGCCTGAGCATGGTGCGTAAAGAGAAGCGCGACAAGCGAAAGATGGAGAGATGAAGAAGTCGAAGGGGCTGAGTCCAGAATTAGATGATGCGGTGGGTAAGCTGCTCAAAGAGGTGATGGCAGACCCGTCAGCAACATTGACCGATAAAACAAAAGTGATTGATAGGGCGCTGAAACTTGAACAGATCAAGCAAAAAATTAGTGATGACGAGTGGGGAAGAGGATTCTATACAACCGATGAAGGAGATGAGTGATGGAAATGGGGGCTGTGTTCAAAATTATTCGGGTCGCAATGGACATTATTTCTATGCGACTGCTATCTATCCTGGCTATGTCGATGAGTTTCCTGTTGGCTCTATGGACGATGTACGATCCATCTTGGGAGCGAATGGCGATGGCGGGGTTCTTTGCGGTCTGTATATATCTACCGTGCATTAGTTGGGAAAGGAAAAAACCAAATGAAACTGATGATGAGCAAAAGTGAAACCACTGTACTTTCTCTCGACAAGGCGGCTGGCAAAGCTATCCGTCCCCAGAGTATTCAAGATACTTATGGTCTGGGCAAGCCTACCCGTACTAGCCCTGTGGGTGGGTATATGGCTATGCAGTGCTTCTCTGGTTCGCCTGATCAGAAGAAGTCTCCGGTTGTGAAGCCTGGGAAGATGAAATATGGCAAATAACATCCCCTTCCAGCAGATGGGGCCAACCGTTGCGATCACAGCCACCACCGCCAATACCCAAGGCAACGTGGTTTCCATCACAGCAAGCAGCCCCTGCAACCAATACTTTGTGTCTAACCCAGACGTAAACTATGGTGTGTTTGTGGCTTATGGTCAGTCCTCTGCTATCACTGCTGCCTTCCCTTCGGCTGGTGCAGCGGCAGATGTGATCTACATTCCTGCATACTCATATAAGGTTTTTACTGGCCCCCAGGTTGGGCCAAACAAAACCGTGTATGCACGGTGCATTGCTGAACACGCAAGTGCCACGGTCTATACCTGCCCAGGTGAAGGCTTTTGATTGAGTCACTCTTTGGTGGGCTATTAGGCGGTCTATTCCGTCTCGCCCCCGAAGTGTTGAAACTCTGGGACAGGAAGTCCGAGAGAGCGCATGAACTCGCTTTGCTGACTGCTGAGATGGAGTTTGCCAAGGTGCGTGGTGAGATCGCCATGCGGCAGACAGAGGCGCAGATGACTGTGGCTGAAATGGATGCAATTGGGCGTGCTATTGAGGAGCAGGGTGCTACCGCCAGAGCCGCAGGCAAGTTCATAGCTGGCATATCTGCGTTAGTAAGGCCGATGGTGACCTACGCTTTTGTAATTGCCTACTTTTTTGTCAAACTAGCCTCGTATTTGCTTGCACTTGAGCAGAATGGCGACTGGAAAACAGTTCTCGTCACAATGTGGAACAAGGACGATATGGCTATCCTAACGCTGATTCTGACGTTCTGGTTTGTAGGGCGCGTGTGGGAACGTGGAAACAAGTCTTGAGATCGCTGCTGACCTTTGCAGGCGATTTGAAGGCTTTTCAGCCAAACCATATCTCTGTCCCGCAGGTTACTGGACGATTGGCTACGGCACCGTCTATAAGCCTGACAAGACTGTAGTTACACCTGACGATCCAGCCATCACTCAAGAGACAGCAGAGGAATGGCTACAACATGAACTTCGGAACAATTACCTTGCTGGCGTTCTACATGCTTCCCCTGGTCTGGCTCGACATCCTCAAGTCTTGGGTGCCATTACAGACTTTGCCTACAACTTGGGTGTGGGCAGATACCGAGCCTCTACACTAAGAAGGCGCATCAATCAAGAGGATTGGCAGGCAGCGGGTCAAGAACTGATGCGCTGGACTAGAGGTGGTGGAAAGATTCTACGTGGTTTGGTGTTGAGAAGACAGGCAGAATTAAAGTATATTCACAACCATGTAATGTAAATGTGTGTTACTAGGGGCTGTTTGCTATACGGAAGGGGAGCTCCGTGCCTGCCAAACCAGTACCGCAAGAGATTCTTGTTGAGACATTACGTGCCTACAAAAAAGTGGGTAACAATATAGATGTAGCAGCAAGAGCGTTAAATGTCCCTCGTAGCACGTTTAAAGCTCGACTAGAGGGGGCAAGAAGGGCAAACATCCAACTAGACGATGAGCCAGACTTGGCATTGGCTGCTGGCTCTCTTGAGGATGAGGTGCGAGCGCTGCGAGCGCATTTACGCACTATGAAGGCAGAAACGCTCTCTGATGAGTTCATCAAGCGCAAGATCATCCGTTTGTCTGAATCAAATATAGAGCCTCCCAGTTGGCTGATTGACAAGCCCAAGAAGGGACATGTCACAGGTGTGCCAACAATCCTAGCTTCAGACTGGCATTGGGGTGAAGTGGTGGATGCAAATCAGATCAATGGCGTGAATGAGTACAACATTGCCATTGCCCAAAAGCGTGCCAAGGCGCTTATCAATATCTCAACCGACATCCTCAAGAATCGCTTTGCTGAACCTGTCTACCCTGGTGTGGTGTTTGCTCTAGGTGGTGACATGGTGTCTGGTGACATCCATGAGGAGTTGTCAGTTACCAACGACGTAGAGATCATGCCTGCGGTGCTGGACTTGTGGGGAACGCTGATTTGGTGCATCAACACGCTTGCAGACCAGTTCGGCAATGTATTTGTGCCATGCGTCACAGGCAATCATGGCAGGAATACGCACAAGATGCGGATGAAGAACCGGAACTTTACCAGCTTTGACTGGCTGCTTTATCAGTTCCTGAACAAGCATTTTGAGGATGATGACAGGGTTAAATTCCTAATCCCTGATGGTTCTGACGCGCACTACGTAGTCTTCGGGCATCGTTATCTGCTGACGCATGGCGATCAGTTTCGGGGAGGAGATGGCATGATTGGAGCGCTTGGCCCCATCATCAGAGGCGACCATAGAAAGCGCAGCCGCAATGCTCAGATTGACACCGAGTACGACACATTGCTACTAGGCCATTGGCACCAACTAATCCAACTTCAGCGTCTGATTGTCAATGGCTCACTCAAGGGCTATGACGAGTATGCCTACCAAAGTAATTTTCCGTACGAACCGCCTAGGCAGGCGCTATGGCTTACGCATCCTGAGCATGGCATCACATTTTCTGCGCCTATCCTAGTGGATCGCCAGCCCAATAAGCGCACTGGCTCTTGGATTAGCTGGAAGTCCTAGCATGGCGATGACCTTAAGCCCAGGCACGGTGCAGGTCACATACGAATATCTCTGTCAGATTCCTCCGTTCAAACGGATGAAGTTGCCTGCCTCTCAAGATGTCACATTTGAAGTCAATAATGATCCCACATGCTATGGTGAGTATGAGCCAGAGCATACGATCAGGATTAGCCGTGCCAAGGTAGGATTCTTGGAAACATTGATTAAGACCGTTGCACATGAGATGGTGCATCTACATTTGTATCGTATCGGATACAAAGGCTGGAACCTGCATGACAAGAAGTTTGAGTATTACGCCAATCGTATTTCAAATTTTATGGGCTTTGACCCGAAGGAGTTTTAAATGGACGTGAATGGATTTATGGAGAAGCAGGTAGAGATTAGTGAGCGCTTGCTGGAGGCAATGCGTATTGATTTCGATGAGAAGGACAAGTTCATCCTTACGCTGATGTCCACGGTTCAGAGTCTGATCACCAAGCTTGACGAGCGTGATGAGGAGATTGAGAACCTGCGTGAGGAGATTGCTGCGTGGGAAGAGATATTTGATGAGATTGATGTTGTCAATGTTGACGAGCAGACTGACAACTGATAGGGTTTAGCATGGCTAAAGGCATGGGCATCAAGACATCGGTTAAGTCTGGCAACTTTCGTTCTACGAAGGCTGGAGCAGGCATGACCAAGAAGGGTGTCGAAGCCTATAGACGTGCCAATCCTGGTTCCAAATTGCAGACTGCCGTGACGGAGAGTAACCCTAGCGGTGGTCGTGCGAAGAGGCGTAAAAGTTACTGCGCTCGCTCTGAAGGCCAGATGAAGATGCATAGCATCAACTGTGCCAAAACGCCCAACAAGCGCATTTGTCGAGCGCGTTCCCGATGGAAGTGCAGATGAAAAAAGGTCTTTACTACAACATCAACCGTAGGAAGAAACTGGGCTTGCCTCCCCGCCAGCCTGGAGAGAAGGGCTATCCTACCCGTGAGGCTTTTGTTAGGTCTGCAAAAACTGCGAAGAAAACTGTACGCAAAGGCCGCAGTTAGCGTATACTAACCGTGACCTTCATGGTCTTCTCCCTGTAGTTTGCCCCTCTGCGTGAGGGGCTTTTTTTAATCTCCACAGAAGCAAGCAATAGATTCGTCTGAGAACAGGTCTGTCTGTTCTTTTGAGAACTTAAGCATTTGTGCGTATGAAGGACGATCGGAGCGAAACTTTGCTCCTTCTCCTGTAACCGCATCTGACTTTTGGATTAGAGTTTCCATCTTTGCCCACCAAGTTGCACGTTCTGGTTTCTCTTGAATCAAACTCAACACCTGGTTGCCACCTTTTAGAAAACAAAGATCGCAGTTGCCATGCATTGTTTTGCCATTGATGTTTGGCAGTTTTAGATCAAATGTCTGTTCAGACCAGAATTTGCCAACATCCTGTGCCGTTACGCCAGCAACATACAAAGGAACCCTGCTACGTTCCATCTTGACTGCTCTGCGTTGCTCATCTGCTCTGATGCCAACCCAGTCCATGTTCTCGTTATGATCCCATCCAAGGCTCTTAAGGTACTTATGGATTGTGCGTATCTTTAACTCAATAGTGCAAAAGCGTGTGACAGGGTTTGGAAGGTACTTGCGCTTTAAAATTAACGCCTCAAACGGCTCACCATTTCTGCTTGCAGTCTCAAATGTGACACGCTCAAAGTTTGGTGCGGCAGTTCGATACTCTAACCAATGAATCTCTACGCCCCAGTTTTGTTCGCAATCACGCACAAACTCTAGAGTAGCTTCCTCTTCTTTACCTGTGTTTGCAAAACAGACTATGGCTTCCTCTGGCAGTCCATTGTTGGATTGCAATACTCGCCACAAAAGATAAGCAGAAGTGCGACCACCGCTAAAAGAGATAACGGTGGGTTCTGTAATTAAAAATGGATCATGCATCAACCTATCCAAATCTCATGCGTGCCAAGTCCAGAGGCGTTAATGCCAAGGTCTATTGCGCCACTGTAACCTGTAACGTCTAGCGTTACACCATCGTCTGGAGGCGCTTCTACAAGCCTCCCTGCAAAGGTGTAGGTGCCAATGTGGGATAGCTCACACCAAGGCGCTGCATAGACCTTGCCGCCATGATCTCGCCAAGACTTGCAGAAGAAGTAGTCCTCACTCAGCCAACGATTGCTCTCGGGGCAGATGGTGTCTTGGTAGAAAGCGTAGATGATCTGGCCTTGCAGATGCGTCATGTCAGAGACATAGGTAGGCGTGTAGGCTTTCATCTGCTCAAATACTTCACGCTTGACAAGCATAAAGCCAGTGCCAAGGTTAGCCACTTCTGCTGGCTTGTCTTTCTCTACAACCATGCGTGGCACATCGTTTGGCAGGTTAACCACAAAGGTGCCTGTGTAGTTGGCTAGGTTGCCTTTGCCTGCCTGCGCTGCTTGCTTGACGCACTCCCAGTTGATCTCCTTCTTAGGATAGATGCCGCCAATGATGTCTAGGTCTGCGTCTAGTAGGCGCATCACGTCCTCTGGTTGCCACTGGATGTCTGAGTCAATCCACAAGAGGTGAGTAGCGTCAGACTGGAGGAACTGGTGTGAGAGGTTGTTCCTGGCTCTGGTGATGAGTGACTCGTTAAACATGAAGTGACAGCTAACCTGATGCCCATGATTGGTTAGCATGCCAATGGTTTTGATCAGACTCTGTGTGTACAAGCCTGTACACATACCGCCATACATGGGCGTAGCGATAAAGATGTTAGCCACGTTTAGTCTCCTGCTCGATTTCCTTGCTCAGATCGTAGGCATGGCGCGTGATGGTAAGCGCAATGCGCTGCATCTCGGAGTAGTTTGGTTTGTAGGCAGGGGAAGATACTGCTTGTAGTTCGCGTGCAAGATTGTTGATCTGCACAATGTAATACCCGATGTTATCCATTTCAGCCCTTTCAGTTAGAGGTGGGGCGAGTCTCAGTGACGCTGCGCCCCGTCAGCGCTCCTAACTTGCCTCGGGAGGTGAGGCATCAACCTGAGACTGTTGGGGGAGTTCGTTGCCCAAGAGAGGCAGCAGTTCGTCTAGGTACATCAGTGCCAATGATTCCTTGCCATCTGCTCGCATGATGACAACAGGCACCTCCCCAGGTTTACATGCCGCCTCTGCTTGTTCGATAAACTCATACACGGCTATCTTGCGCCTGCGCTTGCACTCTATGATGAACTTGCCCAGGATGAGATCGCCTAGCCCTTTCTCCTGATACTGTTGCAGATTGCGCTTTAGCTTTACGCCAAGGACATCGTGAATCTTGGCTGCGACTTCACGCTCATAGGTTGCACCGCGCGTGCGAGATAACTTACTCATACAAATTCCTTATTCGATTGCCGATCCAGCGCATGACTGGCACTGCCATGCTGTTGCCTAAAGCCTTGTAGCGTGGCCCGTCAGGCGTGTTCTTCCCGTTTGGCCTGATGTCTGTGTAGCCGTCAGGGAATCCTTGCAGGCGCTCGCACTCAACTGGCGTAAGGCGACGAACTGCCATCGTCTGCATGACATTCGGCACATGGTGATAATCTTGACCCGTGTCCAAGGTCTTAGATACATCACCAGTCACGCTATTGTTGTACGCATCAAAACCAATCGGCTGTGCCACTACATCAACTGCTCTCACATCCCCAAGATCAAATGTATTGAGCGTGTTGGTTACATCATCCTCAACCCATGTTTCATGGTCGTCTACCGACTGCGCCCGTCTAGACTTTCGATAATGAATCTGTTGAGCTACTCCATGCACATCTGGATTGATCATTGGAATGTAAGTCTCATGCTCCGTAACTGCATTGCCAACACTAGAAAATCCAGCACCAGAAGCCCTCAAAGTACACATTACCTCTGGCACGCCAACTGGTTGTAAGATCGGTGTTTGGCCTTCGTCAAGAGTTGAGTTCATTCCTTTGTGCATCCTCCGAGTGAGACAGTTTGCAACGCTTGGTACAAGGCTTGTGGAAGTTGCTTCCCCCGTTTTTCTGCTCGCCTTAGAATTCCTGCACAGGCTTTCGCGCTCAAAAAGAACCGCTGCGGCAGGTCGCCAGTCTCCAAGGTATCCGACAACGAACACTCTTCTACGTCTTTGGGCCACTCCGAAGAACTGAGCGTCCAGCACTCGATATGCGAACCCATACCCGAGTTCAGCCAACGCCCCCGTAAAGGCTCCAAAATCCCGTCCTCTGTTACTTGACAGGACACCTGGGACATTTTCCCAGACGATCCATCTTGGTCGAAAGTGGTCAGCAATTCCAAGATAGACGAGTGCCAAGTTTCCACGTGGGTCTGCCATGCCTTTTCTGAGTCCAGCGACTGAGAAAGACTGGCAGGGTGTTCCTCCGACAAGAACGTCAATTGCTCCAATGTCCCACTCCTTGTAGCTTGTCATGTCACCCATGTTTGGCACTTGCGGATAATGATGTGCAAGCACCTGCGATGGGAACTTATCTATTTCCGAGAAGGCAGCGGGAGTCCAGCCGAAGTCATGCCATGCAACTGTAGCCGCTTCAATCCCACTGCAAACTGATAAGTAACGCATCAGAACGGCACATCATCTTCAAAGCCATCGTCAAAGCCTACTGGTTTACTTGCCACTGGATTGGCGTTGCTGCGGTAGTTGGGATCGGGCTTCCAAGTATCCTGCACCAGCGAGATCAGAGCGCCCTTGCTGCTCTGCTTCGTCCAAGCACTAATCTTCATCTCTGTGCCTGCTTCCACAGTCTCAGCGATTAGCAGGGTGCCCGTCCAGTCAGGTGACTTTTCAGACTTCTTACGGTTGTTTTGGAATAAAGCGCCTGTTCCTGGTTTACGTTCATATGCCATTTGATGTTTTCCTGTGAATGAGTGAATACTCAGCGTATTCTTTTCCGTCTGATGTTTTTTGTATCGTGGTCAGAATTGTATGACCCTGCTTCCTGAGTTCTTCGATGCGTGCCGCCAGCCTGAACACGCCAAGTACTCGCAATGCCTGCATTGGATTGAGCGTTTGTCCCGATTCCAAGACTTTCAATATCATCTTGGTCTGCGAATAACGCTCCCCAGAGGCTGGCTCTATTACTTTTGGGCTTCATTAATTGAAAACTTGGCCTTGCCAAGACCCCCACTGAGAACCTCATACAACCCTGGCACGTCATCTCTCACGCGACAGATGTTCTCATGGTTGCACTTCTCAATCGCCAATATCTTGTCCATCTTGGTTGCAGGCGTGAGCTTCTTGCTGTCTGAGATTTTGTCAACCATCGTCAGCAAGGTGTCTACCCACTGGTCTAGCGTCTGATGGTGCGAGTATGGCTCGTCAGTGCCTGGGACAAAGAAGGGGATGCCCTGATCAATCTTCTTAACCTCCTCGACCACCACGGCAGGCTCTACTTTGACTGCCTGTGGGATTGTCTCTACCTCAGTCTCGTCCAGCATGCCCAACCCACAATGGGCTAACACTGATCGCCTGATGGCCTTTGTAGTTGCCTTAAGTATTGCATTAGCCAATGCGTCACCTCGGGCGTTCCCGATAGAGACTGCGCCCTGGTTTTCAGATACTCGTCCATCAGCGCCTGTAACTCGGCAGGAGACAACGTAAATGTCATCCATTCGCTCCCGATGCGTAATTTGAGTTGACAGTTTGTGCAGCGCACAGAGTTGTTGGGTGCAGCTTGCATTGGCATATAGCACCTGCTTTCCATTCAATGTGAGAAGATCGAAAGGTTTTGCCGCTGGATCAAGACCCACCTGCTTACAGCGATAGAGATAATAGGCAGACTTCTGGCCTTCATTGAGTCCAGACAGATCGCCCCTAAGAACGATGGAGTTCTGGATGGCAGGGTCTAGCCCTTCCTTTTGCATTGCAATAACATTGCTCATAATCTTCCCCTCACTTGATTAGGAATCGCCTGCTTCCAGGCTGCTCTACTACAAACTGCTGATAGATGTCAGGCATAGCCTGCTTGAATAGGTCAGCAGAGAAGCGCTTAGAAGCCTTTGCAGTCTTCCATGTCGCCAAGACCGTACCATCAGGACTAGCAAGTGTAGCGGCCTCCTGCATGTAGCCTTGAATGGCTGCAATGAGTTCATCCTCTGCGGTTTCCATTTCCTTGATCTGCGCCTTCACTGCTGAGAGTTTGAGCGCTAAAGACTCAAGGTGCTGAGTAGCAGTCTTCGTCTGCCCATCGTCTACTCGATACACCAGCTTGGCAGCATCACCCATCGTGTCAGGGTCAAATGTTCTGGTTTGAATCTTGGCCCAAAACTCTGCCATCTCTCTAATGTGCAGATCAATCAAATCAGCATTAAATGTCTGCGGGTAGTGGCATATCTCCTGCCCACCGAACATGGCAACCAGTACAACCTTCTCGATGCCATGAACACTTGCCTCATGCAGGCATTGAGCGCGATAGCCTACGCTGATATGTTCTGAACCATCCTGCCCAAACTTCTTACGCTGTGCCACACCCAAATTCTTGACCTCATACAGAGTCTTGCTATCCTCGCTGATGTAGTCAAAGTGTGATGCCAGCCACTGGTGCTTAGGATGGTAGAGCGCATAGTCTGCATCCTTGAACCGGATGTCATTGCGTCTGGCGAACTCTCTCATAATGGGTTCTTGCATGACCAAACCCATCTGCACATGCTCAACCTGTGACAGATCGTCTAGTTCCTTGAGCCCTAGCTTCTCTGCATAAACTTCACCTGCCCTGCCTTCTACAAACCGACGCGCATCATTACTCCAAAGCGCTTTGTTTCTCACCTCTGGTGCGAATGTATCCACGGTAGCCCCCGTTTAGTTAAGAAATTAGATTTTGGAACTCTTCATAAAACCTCGCCTGCACGTTCTCCAGCAAGTGAATCTCTCGGTCTGGATGGTCTGCATACTTCAACTGCTGCCTGAGATAGCTAGCAAACTGCTCTGCTGCTGTCAGGTAGTCTGCTGCGCGTAACGCTACAAGCGCTTCGGCATGGCTATCAAACTCAAGTGTCACTTTCATGCTTCCTCCCCTCTAATCTCAGACCAAAGATCAAGCGCTAGCATGTCTAGTCTTGCCTTCACTGTGTTAGCAACTATCTCACGCTCTACTTCAATAATCGCCCTTGCAAAGTTGATTAGCTTGTCTCCTGAAAATGTCCAACGACCAGTGACATCTTGAAGACCATACTCATCTGCAAAGTCAAAAATATCTCGCTCATTCATTTCTCATTCCCCTTCAGCCAAAGTGCGGCACAGACATATTCCAGGCGTTCAGATGGGCGTTCAGCGTTAAGCGCATCCCTGAACCCCTTCTCGTAGCTCTGCACAAGATCACTCGGTTTGATGGTCTGATCAGCAGTCCAGAAGATGATGAACGAAATGAACGCAACGCCCATAAGAAAGCCAGTGGCAAACTGTGACCATCTCATTTGTTCACCTCTGCTTTCCAAGGATCAGTCTCTAAGTCTACTCTGCGCTGCACCCGATGCACTAATGTCATAATGTCCCTGCATTGATAGACAGTGCGTACATTCAGATTGCCACAGTCCCTCAGTACAAACTCACAATCAAGACTAAGGCGGTCTAAAGCGTCTGTAACGGCCTCCCACACACTGAGTGGCACCTCTACCTTCTTATCGCACACGACAGGCTCTGTGGGCTTTATACGATACTCATGCTCTAGGCACCACAACGGGTGTGCATTGTCAACCCATGCGTCCGTATCAGGGTCTTTCATCTGAATCTGGGCACCGTCTGCCCATGCGTAAATCTCGACTGCGTGCTTGTGTCTCTTTGTACTGTTCATAGTCATTTCTCCGTAGACAGGTGCAACAATATTTTTGTGTAGGGTAGTGCATGCGCCCAATCCTTGCAGCGCATAGCACACACTTACGCATCGTCGTTTTCGATCTGCAAGGCATAACGAGAGCGCTTCAGCGCATTGATGCTGTCGGATAGCTCACGCACACTCGCCCAGGCTTCGTGCAGTCTGGCCTCCATACGTGCCTCGATGTCCTCTAGTTCGCTGATGGTGCGCCCTTCCCAATGTAGCCAAGGGTGCTGGACACTGGCTCTGCCTGCCCAATGCACACTTTCAAAGATGTCTGATGTTTCCATAAATCCTCCATGTTAGGTGAGTGTTCACATGAACACATTGGCATCAGAGCATAGATGTTCTACTGTTGTCAAATCCTTGTTCATTGTTTATATCTATGGTTTAACCTATACACATAGGTTAAACATAAATGTATGCAATATATGGATAGTTCTACTAACAAAAATAGATAAAAAAAATTAGTAGTAGGAAAGGTGTAAAAATATAAGACAGTAGTCCATATATATAAAATATAAGGAACCTGTGGATAACTCTGTGGATAACCTGTGGGTAAGTTGTGGACAACTCAAATGGGTCTCGCGCGGCCCCGTGTGTGTCTGAGCAGGCAGGTGATGAGGTGCGAATTGGTTTTTGGCTTTTAGGACTGGCTCTGATGGTTAATCATGTGCGGGTGAGCGACTTGGTTTCAGTCAGTAGCGTCAGTAAGGGGTCTAGAAGCCTCTCTGAGCGCTCCTAGGAGGGTTGATAAGGGGTCAGGGTGGCCAAGCAAAAGAAAAGCCCTCCGAAGAGGGCTAGAAACCAGGCATTGAGACTGGCTAGAAACCTAAGGCATAGAGTACAAAGTAGAGGGAGAAGAGGCAGCCGAAGAAGGCAATTGCCCCGCAGATTTCCCCGATCAAGTCGTGCGTCTGTTGTCTCGCGTGTTGTCTCTCTCTAGCTCTGATGGTGTCCATGTAACGATTAGATTTCATTGTTGACCCTCCATTTCAGAAAATTCTTCATTGGTCAGCCCATGAAACGAGAGACAGAATCCCTTGTGATGGAGAGAGAAATGAGCAGAACTAGACCCATGTCTTTTGATGAATGACCATAGGCGAGAAATTTTCACATCCCTGAGGAGATACTTCGGTAGGTCGTAAAACTCAATTTGATGTCTTATGAAATCTGCTAGGTCTTTTCGCCTATCAAATTGATAGGGGCCTGACTGGCTATCGGGAAGGTAGCAACCCGATAGACCAAAAGAAACGGAGTATTGTGCTGAGTTCTTCATTTGACGCGCTCCTCGATTTCGTTATGTCGTTGCAATGCATAAGCAACATTGTCAGGCAGAGGCTCATCTAACCAATCCGCATGTTTTAACTCTTGGGCTAACTTTTGTCCATGTAAGTAGGCTATTTTCCGTAGTGCTTCTCCTAGGCTGCCATTTAAAGACCAGCGATATTGTTTAGAGTAAAAAACAGTGATCGCCTGATCTTTAGTCAAACCTCCCTCAATCAAACCATTGACAAGAGCATTTCCTACCTCCCAAGCGGGAGTTTCGTAGGAATATGCGTCCTCAAGAATCCCTTGACCCGTAAAGTCTTCACATCTCATTTGATTCTCTCCCCATTTTCGTCATGTTGATTACAATACTCATGTGCAACATACTCAACCGCAAACCAAACGGCATAATTTGCAAACTGAGTGAAGTCACCAAGTTTGTCACAGACATGGAGTGGCCACTCTCCCGTTTCATCCATGTACTCTCCCATGATTGCGTGAATGTCTCCGCAATATTCTCCGTAGAGTTTTGTGGTGTCTGTGTAATAAATCAGGTCACGAACACCCATTTCACAACCACAACGCGCAATTTCGCGCAATTCTTCGGGTGTGTATTCGGTCAAGATGTATTTTCTAAAGTTCATGGTTCTCTCCTAGTTAAATGCGAACTGAGTCGAAGTGTTGACTGGCTACGCCCGATCGGATGCGGACTAGATGAAATTCCAACCCAAACCCTCTAGCTCCTTAACGGAGAGGAGAGCGGCTGCAATGAACTCGTCGCGGGTGACTGAATCGAATTTGCGAGGGAAGAAAATCATGTCTCTCATGTAACACTCAATCATTAGCACCTTGTCCAAGTCTGTGATGCCCGTGAGAGCAGAGATGTCTCTCTCAATGCCACTAGGTTGCCTCATGCTGAAACCTCCTTGTGACCAAACTTGTGAAGAATGATTGTCTGCATGTACTCCCATGCATACTCATAAAGCAGATCACCATATGGAACCTCAATGATTTGAGACTCTAGGTTGTTTAGGTACTCAATGGCAGCGTCTAGACTTGAACACTCCTCAAGTCTGTCCCGCACAGAGTCTAATGCTTGGTCTACTTTCCCGTAGTGCATTTGATGCTCCTTTGTTAGTTAGGAACCTCCATTGTACATGGTGTACATGTAATACACCATGTGTTGTGTAGGGATATATTGGCATGATGATTGCAATATATTCTTATAGTTAAAATATATGAGATATATGTACAAATAGATTTTATATAAGTAAAACTATACATATATGTAAAACCTTACATATATGGGTAATACAATATATGTGTCTATAGATAGATATATTTAATCAGCCTGGAGGGTTGATGAAT